CAGTCCGACGTTTGAGGCATCGAACTTCATCCGCCCGACTAGGCTGTGCATGGTCTTGCCTGGGTAGTTGTCGTACTCAGCGTTTGCTAAATAAATCTCATAGCGCTGTTTTGCTGACTCGCTTGTCGTGTCGATGTCGCTCATGTGAGGCAGCAACGCCTCGCGAAGCTCTTTCACAAAAAACTCACCGGCAATCGCGGCTCTCGTTTCCGTTACCTTTTCGGCCATGCGGATATAGTTTTGATGTTGCGTGATTTGCTGCATCTCAGCGTCCTGTGTATGTTTTCATCAGTTTACTACTCAATTCCTGCACGTTCAAACGCTGCCGCATTTTTAGCACGCAACTGCTCAAGCGTTAGCGGCTGACCTAGCATGTCGGACATGCGCGAAAGCGGCAGCTTGCCATCTAAAAATAACTTGGCTTTCGTTGCGCCTAGCACATCTGTGATAAATGCGCGGTCTTGCTTAGACAGCCATTGCGCGTAGGTCGAATCCGCTTTGATTTCGTTGAGCTTGAATCGCTCGGCTTTTAGGTCTTTCCGCCCTTTGTACGTTTCGCCGCGCTCGTAGTTATCGCCTGAGCCAATAGCAATGCGCGTGATGTCTTTGCGCGGGTCGTCATCGCCATCAAGCCAGTAGATTATCTGCGTGCGGCAGTTTGCATGGTATGGCGGATAACCTATTGGCGACTCGCCAAGCGGCCAGCCGTCATGGTATTTGCTATCGATACCAATGCACCGCTGCGATGTGCGATTGTCAAACATCACAAGCGGCACCTCGCGCTCGATAATGTCAGCATTTGCTTGCGCCATAGCGTTTCGCGCCTGTTGCTGGTAGTGCGTCATGCCGGTACGGGCCAATGTTTCTGCGCGAGTTTTAGCTTGTCCTTTAATGAATTTTTCTATTTCGGCTACAACATGCTTGCGCGTTTGGCTTTGACTGAATCCTGCGCGGACGAAGTTATTAACCTGCTCTGCTACGCCGTCCACGTTTTCATCGACGAATTTTTGCCACACACCAACTTTCGGTAGCGCGCCTGAGTTTAGACTCATGAGCGCCGAATCAATATACGATTGGATTGATTTAAATCTGGGCATTTCTGTGCCGATTTGCTGGCTGTACCAATCCGCTGAGTAAATCGCCGTTTCTGTGATGCCGTTGGTGTAGCTAGACCAACCGCTTTCCAGCGCTGCGCGTACCGCTTTAGTGATTTCGCGCTCTGTCTTGTCGAGCTTGGTTTTCGACGCTAACGGCTCAGCGAGTTTTAGAATTTTCTCTATTTCAAGGTACGCTTCATCCAGCGATGAAAAGACGTGCTCTTTCGTCAGCGTCATGGCAATGCGCTGTATCTGTACGTCATGCTTGAGAAAATCGTTAATATCCATTTTTTAGCGCCGTTGCTAAGACTTGAATTAGTTTACTCTTGTTACCGCTGTAGGGCAAACCAGCCGCCAACCTGCGAATATCGACCACAGACAATACGTGCAGCTCGCCGTCAAGCTGCACTACGATGGCCGGTTGTTTATCGGCCAATGCGGATGGTTTGTCTGCCATTATCTGCCAATTCTTATTGGAGTCGTTAGTGGAGGATGTCGCAGTGGGAACTCGTAAGACACAAGATAACCTAGAGCGTCAGTGATATGGTCAAGACCAAGCGTTTTGTCCGGCAGGTTCGTGTCTTTTTTGTATGTCATGCCGTCCAAGCCTTTTATCAGCTCCTTGCATCTTGGGTGGATAAACAGCCTGCGATCACCATTGGCATTCATTAGCATGGCTTGCACATTGTTTATTCTGTCTGCGACTGGGTCGTGCGACTTAGGCGCGATTGTGACAAATCCGAATTGCTCAAGAATGGTAAAGTCAGTTACGCCTCCGGCAGCGCTCGTTTTCCGAGCGCGCCCAGCGGGGTCTGGATATGCTCTTATTTCGTGGTTTGGGTAGCGCCTCTTTATCTCTTGAGACAGCTCTGTGGTGTTGCTGTTTTCAATGCTTATTTCGTCAATGATGTGCAATTGGTCAACAACCTTTACGCCTATGGCGGCTGTGACTGGGTTTATATTGAAATCGATACCAATAAAAAGCTCTTTGCTTTGCTCTGCAGTGATAAGGTCTGAGCGTATATTTAACGAACGGTCAAAGTTGGAATAAACTCGATTTGAAAGCGTTTCAAAGCTTGCTAAATATTCCTGCTTAAACGTGCGCTCAGGAAGTTCGCGTTTTGCTGCTTCGATTTCAGATAGTGCGACATTACCGCCATCTGCTGTCGTGAATGTCCACGCTTTCCAATTTTCGTCCTCTCCGCTTTTGGCATAATCGTAAATACCCTTACCCCAATTCCACCCTGACGGCGAGCTAATGAAAACAACTGGGGCCAACTGGTCAGATGTGGCTGGGCGTATTACCTCCGTCCAGACTTCCTCCTGCATAAAGCAAAACTCGTCGAGCACCGCCCCAGCAAGTGACACTCCGCGCAATCCGTCGCGATTCTCCGCCCCTTTTAGCTGGATTACTGAGCCATTCGGAAGTTCTACAAACAATTCTGATTCGTTTTTGGTAGAAAAAATATTTTCCGCCAGCTCTTTTAGCAAGCGCCAAGCAATCGACTTAGCGGCGATATAGGTAGGTGCAATGTAGTAGTAAATACCCTTCTTTGCCCCAGCCATAGCGAGCAGCCAGGTTAAAGCAAAGTAGGTCTTTCCGAATCTTCGGCCGCAAATTAAAACTTTAAACCTAGCGTCACATTTCCATACTAAGCTTTGCGGCTTGGTCAGCTTAATCATGCTTCGGAATCAACGACAATCACAAGCGGCTGCTTGGTGTCAACTTCGCCGGAGTGCTCAACTGCTTTGCGTTTTGCTGCAACATATTGTGCTAGCTCTTTGTAGCAATCTCTGGCAAGCTCTACGTCGCCATTGTCGTGTGACCGCTTAGCGATTTCCGCCAAGCCCTGTATTGGGTGTTTGCATCCAGTTGCTAAAATCATGTCGAGCAACTCTTGCTTGTCTTTGTTTGGCGTACCTTTTTGTCTTCCACCCAGCCTAACCCCCTTGACGCCATTGGGTTTCTGGCTATTTTCATCTACTTTAGCCACTGGCTTTCCTCTCATTGAGCAGGTACAACCTGTTTGTTTGAGTATAAAATAAAAAAGCCAGTATTTCTACCGGCTCAACTCCTTCCACTGTTTTTGCTCAAGGTTTTTCACGGCGATGTGCAGAATACTACCAACCAACGCAATCGCCGCGCACATCAAAAGAGCTTTACATAGTGTTGCGAACATACTCAACAGAAATTTTGGCAATGTCGTCAACCTCCTGCTCGATTTCGAAGAAGTGTTCTTCCAGTGCATCGTAGGCGTTAAAGCTTAGGACCACAGTCTCGACGGTCGTTCCGTCTTTGTGCGTTTCGGTGATTTTGTAGAGTTTAAGCATTTTCAAGCTCCAAGTCTGCGCCAAACTCAAGAATCTCATCAGTGTTCCACGCATATTCGTTCGGGGCTTTCTTATCAAGTTTTACGATATAAGCGCGAAATCCGCCATTTTTTAAAACCTGCTTTACAACCCCGTTTGATAGAAAGTCTTTTCCCTTAAATTTGACTCTATCACCTACGCTAAACTTTTTCATTGCAGCGCCTCCAACAGCATCTTTTCAGTCATTTCAACAACCTTCTGCCGCTCGGCAGGTGTTGCCGTTAAAAACAGCCCAAGACTTTCGTAGCTATCTTTGCTCTTGGTTTCCGCCCGAATGACTCGCGCTGTGTGAATCATCGCGGCTTGTTGGTTCCTACCTTCCTTCATTGCAATGCGGCGTGACAGGCAGAGTGTTACTGCTTCGGTGTTGATGTTGTTCATCTCAATTCTCCGTCGTTAAAGCGCTATTATGGCGCGGTTTTTGGTTGTGTGTGGTCGGATGAGTTCTTGTCGACAAACAAAGCAAGCGCTTCTTCAATGCTTTTGATTGCCTCAACCAAGTCTTGAGCATAATCCTTGTGCCCTCGCGTTCCTGTGCAAAGCAGCTTTTTCAGTGCATGTGCAATTGCTGGACATTGAATACCGTAAGCATCAATAACTCGGTAAACGTCAATAACACAATTTCCAGATTTGCGCTTGCCGATAATCAGGCGCTCGTATTTGTGAGTTAGCGCGACTCTGGACGCCTCCTGCTTTTCTCGTTGCTCCATAATGCGCTTAGCTTCTTCCTGTTCGCGTTGTTTGTCGTAGTGGCTCATTGATACCTCTTTTTGCTTTTCGTCGCTTGTGGCGCGTTCTGGTGCGTTATAGTGCCCTAAATCATCATACGTCCGGTTTCTGCCGATGTTGTCGATGCGCTCGTCGGTTTCTGGCCATTGCTGGGGGCGCGGTTGGTAGTCTTTATATGTCATGAGATCATCCATGGTGTGCGCGCCAGAGCGCCAATCGCTATCATCAAATCTACTTGGGCAAATGGTTCCATTTAAACGCCTAAATGCTCCGCAAGCATAAAACTCCGCCCCTTCAGGCGCTTGGCTCCAATCTACCTTACTCATATCTCGCTCACCCTCAAAAACCCGTTGTTATCCTGGTAAAGCTCGCCATTAGCCAGCATGCGCTTGGCGACCTCTTTTGAGTTAGGCCGCAGCTCGCTTAGTTTTACAAATCCGTGTCGGCAAGCCTGTTTTAGCGAGTAGTGCAAGCCTCGGCTGATTTTAATCATTTGCTCACTCCAAGCAGTTTTGAAATCTTGGCGGATATTCCAAGTTTTTCTTGTGTGTCTTGCGTGCTCTTTGGCGTGTTTGCTCGCATAGACTCAACGATTAACACGGCGCGCTCTGTGGCGCTAGTCAATGCTGATTGGACAGTTTTATGTCCATAGCTGCTTTCTGCTTTAAGTTTCACATGGTCCACCGTGTTAAATTCAATCCAAGCAGACCACCCGCCATTATCGGCTTGATATACGAAAACACGCCCAAACTTTTGCGCTTCATTGAACAACTCTTCTAGGCTTGTCATTTGTAAGCCACTCCAGCTGCGTCTAGTGCGTCGATGACTTCTTGTCCGTCATACTGCGCATCACCTTGCAGTCTTGGCAACTCCACCACCAACGCCGCACGGCTGACTTGCCATGAAATCCACGCAGAATTTTCGTCAAGATTGTCTAGCTCCTCAAAGCTCATTGAGTCAATCCACTTCTCAAACTCCGTCCTCATCTTGTCGTTATTCATCTTCGCTCTCCACTACAACAGCACCAACAATGGCGCCTTGTTTGTTTTCGTCAAGCGGCATCAAACCTGCTGCTACTCTGTTTTCGTTCCATCTTCTGACCATTTCAGTCGCCTTGTGCATATCGCGCTCGGTTATTGATTCGTGTCCTGCATGATATGCGATCGTTTCTGCTACAGATTCAGTCAGCGTCATTTGATTCCATATCTTTCCGTTGTTTCGTGTGCCGGTCAAACTCCTCCGCCGGACTTAGCCCGCCAAAAAACTCAGCGTGTCGCTGGCGTTCTGTTTCCCAT